TTAATCAAATATGCTCATAGCTTGATGTTTTTTATCAGTATATAAATGAGAGTACGTTTGAATTGTTTCTGTAATGTTAGAATGCCTCATTAATTCCATTAATAAATACATATCTACACCATTATTAATTAAATAGCTAGCGTACGAGTGTCTTAAATGGTGTATTTTTAGATTCGGGAATACAGATTTAAAATGATACGAATAAGTAACGTATCTAATAGGTTCTAAACCCCCGAATATAAAATAGTTTTCGTCAAAATATTTATATCTTTTAGAAGATTCATTATACATGTTTTTAAGCATCTCTCTAATTAAATTTGGTACAGGTATTATCCCTTTAGAGCTTTCTTTTTTTAGATTATATTCAATTTTTCTATTACTTAAATTGATTTTCTTATTTACGTCAATTTCGCCTTTTATTTTATCGTAATCTTTCCACTGCAAAGCTAAAGCTTCTCCTATTCTAAGACCAGAATAAAATAACAGTCTAGTTAGCTGACGAGAAGTATCATTTGTGATTTGTTCTACTTTTTCATCAAATTCTTCACGAGTGATAAATTTAGCTTGTGGTTTTGTTCTGGGAATAGGAGTTACCGATAATGTGGGGTCGTATAAGAGCTTGTAATGCTTTTTGGCGTAATTGATAACTGCTTTAAAACCTGCCCACACAGATCGTGCATAGTCAACAGAAAGACCTGCATCGTTTAACAAATAATTCCTGAAAGCAGTACATTGCGTAGTAGTGATTTTGCCAATAGGGATATTTCCGAACCTTTCTTTTATGTGAGTATTATATTCTGTAGTTCGCTTTTCTATTGAGCGTGCAGAAAGATTTTCATTTTTTAAACGATCAAAAAATATATATTCAAAGGGTTGATTGTCCGAGTATCCATATTTAACATTTTGTATAAATTCGCTTTCAGCTAGTTTGGCATCTTTCTTACGTTCAAACCCACGCTTCATTTTTCGTTTGTTATTACCGTATACATCTTTATATCTAATGGAAAAATACCATTTACCTGTATTACCATCCTTATATACTGGCATTTTACTTCTCCCTCCTCAAAATTGGCAAAAAATAATAAGGGTAGGCGGGCTACCCTAAAAATCATTAAATTATATCCAACCAAAACCTTTAGCTATTGTGAATCCTAAACCAACAATACCAATAGTCCAACTTATAATGGTATTCCTGTTTTGTTTTGCTTCTCTTTCTAATTCTTTATTATTTTCTAGCAACATATTTTTTACATCAAAATTACTTGGTAGCTTACTAATAGAATTTTGCGTTTCGATACGTAAATTATTGATATTTGTATTCAATTCAGAACGTAAACTGTTCATATTATTGTTCATGTCAGTTCTCATAGCACGCATCTCATCTTTGAACTCTCTCATACTATTATTGAATTCGTCTCTTGTTACGTAATTGCCCATATTACCACCTCCGGAATCATCGTTTTCATTTAATTCCATTATATCATCTTTCTGGTTTTCAGTATCTAAATTGAAGTTAACCGGAACATTATTGTTCGGAAATCTTCTTTTTAAAAACTCTTCATGTGGAGTAGGCATTAAGTTAGTCATTATTTATCTCCTTACGATGATATATAGGTATTTTTGTACTTAATATTTCATTGTGTTGCGACCACGTCATCCAGTTCATAAATGTTTCTTTATCGATTTTCTCTTTATCAACTTCTTCTGGCAAAACTAATATCTTTAACTGTTGATAGATATTAGTAAAATCATAACTTCTATTATTCGGTTCGAACTTATATAGTGTGAATTGAATAGTTTCATATGATTTTTTCATGGTTTCACTATTTAACTTTAATGTCCAAAAATTACGTAAATCAAAACCAATACCTCCGACTTTATCATACAAAAGAATCATCAAATATAATTCGTTTTTATCACTATATGGATTATTAATTCTATCTAAACCACTTAATGTAAAGCGCACGCCTAGTTCTGCATGCTCATATAGTAAAGAGAAATCTAATAATGGGTCATGGTCTGTTTTTCCTGTTTGACCTATGTAAAATTGTAAATTGCTTAACATAGGGCGTATATCAATATCGCTATTTGGAACGTTCATTCTATTTCCTCCTCACGCCACACAGGCACTATTAATCTTCCTTCTTTCTTATTGAAAAAATAAAAAAGATGATTGGGATGCTTAACATTAATGGAAAAAATATGACTATTGGTAATGACAGTACCGCCATATATAAGAAGAATTTATCAAAATTATATTTTCTCATTTTCATTTCTCCTTTGTTTATATTTCCTTATATTTAAAAACTCTCAACGGCTCAAATGTAATAGAATACTCGCCATAGTGAGTTCCAATACCATATATCTTTTTATATTGTTCTATTGCTTCTAATATGTATTCTTCGCTTAATTGTAGATACTCAGACAACTCATATAAATTACGTACACCGTAATTGTGCGCTTCAACAATTTCGCGTAACGGGACTGCTGAGATAAAGCCGTGTCGTCTTGCGTAATTTTCGAACTTGCGATTGTTGAAATTCGAGTAATCGGCTATATCACCGTATGTAAGTTTATTATGCGCTAATTCTTCGAAGAGAATTCCTGCTTTTTCTCTATCTGATAAACCACGCTTTATTAAAATTAAATCTCCTAACCATACCCCGTCTAAATTATCTGGAAGTACATCAGCCTCTCTTATTTCAATATAATCATGTTGTATTAAAGTTTCTTCATATAATCCCATCTGATACATCCTTTACTTACGTTTACTTCTTATATAATCTGCATAATCTAAAACTCTTTGCCACTCGTCATCAGTTAATTCTCCTTCTAAATGAGCTGCACGATGTTGTACTTCGTTTTCTGTTTGTCTATTTTTTAATAGTAAATATTCTGGGGTAACTTTCAATGCATTGGCAATCTCAGCTATATCCTCCATAGGTATTTTTCTGCTACCGTTTTCATATCGGGATAAGGTAGATTTATTGACACCTATCTTAGTTGCAAAATCAGTTAAATTCACATTATTCTCTTTTCGTAGTTGTTTGATTAATTTACCTATTTCCGCTGAAGTTCTCATTTCAAATTTACCTCCGTTTTATTTATAACAGTATAATAACACTTTTCCATATAGGAAACAACTAGCATTTTAAAAGAATAAAAAATATTTTTCGAGATTTTTGTTGACAATTAGGAAACTTAGGTTTAGTATTGAGTTAACTTCAAAAAACGGAGGTGAGCAAATGTATGAGTTCAACGTCAAAAGAATGAAAGCTGAACGCATTGCTAAAGGCATTTCGATTTCTGATATGGCAAAAAAATTAGGAATGACACCAGGAACTTATTCAAAAAAAGAAAACGGGCATATTAGAATTAATGTTGACGATTTAGCAAAAGTAATTGAAGTACTAGAATTGCCACAAGATAAGTGCGGTATTTTTTTTACTTATAGAGTTTCCAAAATGTCAACAGAACAAAAACAAACATCTTAAAAGGAGGACACAATGGAACAAATCACGTTAACCAAAGAAGAGTTGAAAGAAATTATAGCGAAAGAAGTTAGAAATGCTATAAAAGGCGAGAAACCAATCAGCTCAGGTGCAATTTTCAGTAAAGTAAGAATCAATAATGACGATTTAGAAGAAATCAATAAAAAACTCAATTTCGCAAAAGATTTGTCGCTAGGAAGATTGAGGAAGCTCAATCATCCGATTCCGCTAAAAAAGTATCAGCATGGCTTCGAATCAATTCATCAAAAAGCTTATGTACAAGATGTTCATGACCATATTAGAAAATTAACATTATCAATTTTTGGAGTGACACTTAATTCAGACTTGAGTGAAAGTGAATACAACCTAGCAGCAAAATTTTATCGAGAAATCAAAAACTATTATTTATATATCTATGAAAAGAGAGTTTCAGAATTAACCATCGATGATTTCGAATAAAGGAGGAACTACAAATGGAAGAAACAATCAAACATTTTTTAGAATTTAGAAAGCAATTCACACCTGCACAGTGGCACGAAATCAACAGAATTATTGACGGACAATTTAGTAAAAAAGCCGCCGAGCTACGACTCGACGACCAAGATGTTGAGGTTATTAAAAATATTATTACTCAACAAAAGATTATGAAGTAACAATTTGAATAAAGATAGGATGAATTCGGTAATCTTTACCCTTGTAATTAATCATGATGTAGTCCTGTTGATACATTGTATCAGCTTCTAATTTTTGAATTGGAGACCATAATTCAGCGTTTTCTTCCCACCATATTGATGGAGAAGTCATACGAGGTCCCATTTTGCAATTTTCATCATCATGAAGATTAACCCATTCACCTAAAAGACAAGCGTGGACTTGTTCCATACTTATCACCTCCTTAGGTTGATAACAACATTATACATGAAAGGAGCATAAACATTATGCAAGAATTACAAACATTTAATTTTGAAGAATTACCAGTAAATACATTAACAATCGAAAATGAACCATACGTTGTAGGTAACGAAGTAGCTAAGATATTAGGATATTCAAATTATCGAAACGCTATAAATAACCATGTAGAGGATGAGGATAAGCTACGTACCCAAATTAGGTACGCAGGTCAATTAAGGACTGTGACATTAATCAACGAATCAGGATTATACAGTTTAATCTTCGATGCTTCTAAACAAAGCAAAAACGAAAAAATCAGAGAAACCGCTCGGAAATTCAAACGATGGGTAACATCAGATGTCCTACCAGCTATTCGAAAACACGGTATATACGCAACAGACAATGTAATTGAACAAACATTAAAAGATCCAGACTACATCATTACAGTGTTGACTGAGTATAAGAAAGAAAAAGAGCAAAACTTACTTTTACAACAAGAAATCGGAGAACTAAAACCCAAAGCAGACTATGTAGATGAAATCTTAAAGTCAACTGGCACATTAGCCACAACTCAAATCGCGGCAGACTACGGTATATCAGCACAAAAGTTAAACAAACTACTACACGAAGCTAGACTACAACGAAAAGTAAATAAACAGTGGGTGCTTTACTCAGAACACATGGGCAAGAGTTACACAGATTCAGACACTATAACAATTGTGCGTTCTGATGGCAGAGAAGACACAGTTTTACAAACTAGATGGACACAAAAAGGCAGATTGAAAATACATGAAATCATGACTGAATTCGGTTATGAAGCTAATTTAGGGGGAGCGTAAATGACACCAGAACAAAAAGAAAAGCTAAACAATATAGTATTAACACTTTATGCAGTTAAAGAAAACAAAAGTCAAACATACACACACAAAGATACTCTTACTGTGACATATGCAGGCGAGATTGAGCACACTTACGAAGTCGACAGAGAGAAACACCTTGAATCAATGATTGAGTGGGCAATTGACCAAATCGAACAGCACTTTGATTTAGACGAAGAAGAATAACACACAATTGAACAAACAACTTAATAGGAGGAATTACAAATGAACGCACTATACAAAACAACCCTCCTCACCACAATGGCAGTTGTGACGTGGAAGGTTTGGAAGATTGAACGAAATACGAGAAAGCCTGTAATCAATCGGAATGATTTTAGTAAAGAGTCTACAGCAGAAACGATTGAGCGACACAGTGATCCTGATTCAGGAATAAAACTACTTAAGGCATTTTCCGACTTCACTAAACAAGCTGAAAAGCAAAAACCTACACTAGGAGAAGTTTATAGACGGAACAAACCTGAATTACCAACCGTTACTTTAGACGAAAACGGACTGTTTATAAATGATTTTAGGGTGCCTTATGTACTTGAGGAAGGGGTTAACGTAAAGAAATCTATGAACAACCTATATAAGGTCAGTTTGGACTTTTTCGCTAAAAGTATTATTGCAGATAATTACGAAGCAGATAACCCAGAGAATCAACAGTTATTTTAAAGGAGGAAAAGATATGATGAAAAATAGTTTGCAAGCTAAAGAACTTGAGGTAATTTTATCTGTTTCTAAATCCAAAGCAGGACAAATAATAAGAGAACTGAATAAAGAGCTTGAAGATGAAGGATACATTGCGATACGAGGCAGAATACCAGTCCAATTAGCTAGGAAAAAATTCCCTTATCACGACTTATCAGACCAGAGAATAATGGAGGAGTTATCAAATGAGTAAAACTTATAAAAGCTACTTATTAGCAGTATTATGCTTCACAGTCTTAGCGATTGTACTCATGCCGTTTCTATACTTCACCACAGCGTGGTCAATTGCAGGATTCGCAAGCATAGCGACATTCATATTTTATAAGGAATACTTTTATGAAGAATAAAAAAACTGCTACTTGCGCCAACAAGTAACAGTATCAAACACTTAAGAAAAAATTCATGTTCAATATAAAACGAAAAACGGAGGAAGTCAACAATGACTAAAAAATATAAAGACATGACTCAGGAAGAAGTAAAAGACTTATTATCTGAAAAAAGCGGAGAATTGTATGAATTAGCGAAAGAAATTAAGGGAGAAAGTAAATTTGATATTTTGCTTTTCTCATCAATAGGAGTTATCGACGGAGATTATTTAGCAGGTTCAAATTCTGTGATTGGTCATACTTTCGATCTTGCTTCCTTATTGGATAGCACTAAGAGTTATAAAGACATTGTCAATGTTCTCCAAATGTGTAAATCACAAAAATTTCACGGTATTGATGATAACAAGGAGGGCTAAAACAATGTATTACAAATTTGGTGAGATAAAAAATAAAATTATCAGCTTTAACGGGTTTGAATTTAAAGTGTCTGCGATGAAAAAACATGACGGTATCAGTATACAAATCAAGGATATGAATAATATTCCACTTAAATCATTTCATGTTGTAGATTTAAGCGAACTATATTTTGCGACGGATGCAATGCGTGACGTTATAAACGAATGGATTGAAGAGAACACAGATGAACAGGACAGACTAATTAACTTAGTCATGAAATGGTAGGTGCTAAATATGAAACATACATTATTAAGAATTGCTAACGAATTAAACGAACTGATTTTGCATTCTGATGCAAGAATTGAGTGTCAATTTGCAAGACATAACGATGAAACATTTACAGTTTATTTGCTCCATTTTGATGATCGTTACGAATTATGTATTAGTCATTTATCCATCAGCACTAACTACTCCGACGAAGAGGCTCAAGAAATCTATGAACAAATGAAACGTGTTATTGCAGGGGAGGAATTAATCAATGAATGAGTTACAAGCGCAAGAACTAGAGAATATTGAACAAGATGAACGATTTGAAGTTACCGATTTAGACAGTGCTAACTGGGTGTTTAAAAAGTTAGATGCGATTACTACTAAAGAGAATGAAATCAATGAATTAGCAGATAAAGAAATAGAACGTATCAAGTCATGGCAAGAAAAAGAAGTAGAGAAATTGCAAGGTAGCAAAGATTATCTACAAAGCCTAGTGATTGAGTATTTCAGAATAGAAAAAGAAAAAGATAGTAAATTCAAGCTCAATACGCCGTACGGCAAAGTAACCTCACGTAAAGGTTCTAAAGTTATCCAAGTGAGCAACGAGCAAGAAGTGATTAACCAACTTGAACAACGTGGTTTTGACAACTATGTAAAAGTAACCAAAAAACTTAGCCAATCAGACATTAAGAAAGACTTTAATGTAACTGAAAACGGCACTTTAATTGACGCAAACGGCGAAGTTTTAGAGGGTGCCAGCATCGTGGAGAAACCAACGTCATACACGGTAAAGGTGGGGTAGTATATGACTGAACAAATCAATGAGCAAGTGGACATCTTAAAAAGGTTAAAAATTAATAATATTGCTGAAAAGAACAAAAAGAAATTTTACAAATTCGCTATCTACGGAAAAATCGGTACAGGTAAAACAACGTTTGCAACTAGAGATAATAACGCATTTGTTATTGATATTAATGAAGATGGAACAACAGTTGTCGATGAAGGATCAGACGTCGCTATTCAAAACTACCAACATTTTGTAGCGATTATACAATATCTACCTCAGGTTATTCAACAAATGAGAAATAACGGACAACAAATTGATGTAGTAGTTATTGAGACAATACAAAAACTAAGAGATATAACACTTCAAGACGTTATGAAAAACAAAGGTAAAAAGCCAACGTTTAACGACTGGGGAGAAGTAGCCGAAAGAATAGTGAGCATGTATAGATTAATTGCTAAGCAACAGGAAGAACATCAATTCCATTTTGTTATTACTGGTCATGAAGGGATTAATAAGGACAAAGATGAAGAAGGTAGCACAATCAATCCTACTATCACTATTGAGGCACAAGAACAAATTAAAAAAGCCATTACTTCTCAAAGTGATGTTTTAGCTAGAGCAATGATTTTAGAACATGAAGAAAACGTAGAAAAGAAAAAAGAATATGTTTTAAATGCTGAACCTTCAAGCACATTTGAAACGAAGATCAGACATTCTCCATCAATAAATATTAATAATAAAGTATTTATCAATCCAAGTATTAACGATGTTGTACAAGCAATCAGAAATGGAAACTAATGAAAAAACTAAAAAGGACGGTAAAAAACTATGAAAATCACAGGTAGAACACAATACATTCAAGAAACTAATCAAGAGGCATTCATGAAAGGCGGAGACTTTTTAGGTGCTGGAGAATTTACAGCGAAAGTTGCAAATGTCGAATTTAACGACAAAGAAAACAGATATTTCACAATCGTTTTTGAAAACAACGAAGGTAAACAGTATAAACACAATCAATTCGTTCCACCATTCCAACAAGACTTCCAAGAAAAACAATACATCGAGTTGTTAAGTAGATTGGGTATCAAATTAAACTTACCAGACTTAACTTTCGATACAGACCAATTAATTAACAAGATGGGTACAATCGTTCTTAAAAATAAATTTAACGAAGATCAAGGAAAGTATTTTGTAAGACTCTCGTATGTAAAAGTTTGGAATAAGGGCGATGAAGTAGTTAATAAACCAGAACCTAAAACTGATGAGATGAGACAAAAAGAACAACAAGCAAATGGCAAACAGACGCCAATGAGTCAACAATCAAACCCATTTGCTAATGCTAATGGTCCAATTGATATTAGTAGTGAGGATTTACCATTCTAGGACGTGGTTTAAATGCAATACATTACAAGATACCAGAAAGACAATGACGGCACTTATTCCGTCGTTGCTACTGGTGTTGAACTTGAACAAAGTCACATTGACTTACTAGAAAACGGATATCCACTAAAAGCAGAAGTAGAGGTTCCGGATAATAAAAAACTATCTATAGAACAACGCAAAAAAATATTCGCAATGTGTAGAGATATAGAACTTCACTGGGGAGAACCAGTGGAATCAACTAGAAAATTATTACAAACAGAATTGGAAATTATGAAAGGTTATGAAGAAATCAGTCTGCGCGACTGTTCTATGAAAGTTGCAAGGGAGTTAATAGAACTGATTATAGCGTTTATGTTTCATCATCAAATACCTATGAGTGTAGAAACGAGTAAGTTGTTAAGCGAAGATAAAGCGTTATTATATTGGGCTACAATCAACCGCAACTGTGTAATATGCGGAAAACCACACGCTGACTTAGCACATTACGAAGCAGTCGGTAGAGGTATGAACAGAAACAAAATGAACCACTATGACAAACATGTATTAGCGCTATGTCGCGAACATCATAACGAGCAACATGCGATTGGCGTTAAGTCGTTTGATGATAAATATCACTTGCATGACTCGTGGATAAAAGTTGATGAGAGGCTCAATAAAATGTTGAAAGGAGAAGACAATGGGAGAAGTATCGTGGATAAAACTTAAAGTTGGCATGTTTGATGACAGCAAAATCAAATATATCGAAGCCTTACCCGAAAGAGATACGATCATAACTATTTGGGTTAAGTTGCTAACTTTATCAGGAAAGTACAACGAACAAGGTTATATTATGTTATCCGAAAACTTGCCTTATAACGAAGAAATGTTAGCAAATGAGTTTAGTCGACCTATCAACTCAATAAGGTTAGCAATACAAACTTTTGAGACATTGGGCATGATTGAAAAAGTTAATGGTGTCATAAAAGTGACAAATTGGGAAAAGCACCAAAATATTGAAGGACTCGAGAAAATCAGAGAGCAGAACAGGTTGAGGAAACAAAAGCAACGAGAAAACAACAGAAAATTGCTAAATGGTCACGTGACGTCACGTGACAGTCACGCAACAGAAGAAGATAAAGAATTAGATAAAGAATTAGATAAAGAATTAGAAAGAGATAAAGAAAAAGATATAGATAAGAACTTAAGTGCAAATAATAGCGCAACTGACGTTACGCATGAGCAATTTGAAGAATGGTGGAAACTTTACGACAGGAAGAAAGATAAAAAGATATCTTTCACTAAATTCAAATCATGCTTAAAGAAACATTCTTTTGAGCAAATCATGCAAGGTACACGAGAATATTTGAAAACTATTACAGACAAACAATATCAAAAGTACCCTAAAACGTTTTTAACTAACGAAAGCTATATGAATGATTATAGCGAAGAGATTAAAGAAGAAGTAAACAATCAATATGTAGATGCGTTTCAGCGTGCATCACAATCCAGTATAGAAAATTTACCGTTTTAAAGGAGTGAGAAAGTGGAGTCATTCCAGAACTTAGCAAAGAAACCAACTTTAAAGAAACAAATCATTGAACAAGCGTTTGATTTGAAATGTGAGAACTGTGGACGTAAGTACGACTATTACAAATTTGATGACGGTTCAGAATTCAAACATGGTTGTGACTGCGAAATGATAGAGTACGCCAAACAATCAACTGAAAACTATCACAAGAGAAATAGACGAAGAAAAGCAGAACGCATATTCAAACAATCGATAATGAACGAAGATCTAACGAAAGCAACGTTTGATAATTACAATCCGACTAATGAACAACTAGTCTATGCGAAAAACTTATGCGAACGTTACGCAAACAATTTCACGTTAGACAATAAACAATCGCTACTAATTCAAGGCTCATTTGGTACAGGTAAATCACACTTATCAATGAGTATTGTTAAATCAGTTAAAGCTAAAGACTACACAGTGCTATATATGAACGTACCTCAATTGATATCAACAATTAAAAACACTTATAACAACCAAACTGCTATGACTGAACAGGAATTGGCTCAAATTATAAGTGATGTCGATTTAATGGTATTCGATGACTACGGTATCAACATGAACGAATTCGCTACTAGTAAGATGTTTGAGCTTATCGAAAGTAGAATAGGCAAACACAATATCTTTACTACCAACTTAGACGAGAAAGAAATGACAAAAAACAAAGACTTACAACGTATATTCAGCAGAATCATGAGCAACACAACGCTTATCAAGATGGACGGTCAAGATTACAGGACTAGAGGTTTAAAACTATGATTACCAAAGAATTTTTAAAAACTAAACTTGAGTGTTCAGATGTGTACGCTCAGAAACTCATAGACGAGGCACAGGGAGACGAAAACAAGTTATATGACCTATTTTTATCCAAAAACTTGCAGAACGTCACACACGCCCCGCTATCGTCGAATATTAAGGAGTGTTAAAAATGCCGAAAGAAAAATATTACTTATACCGAGAAGATGGCACAGAAGATATTAAGGTCATCAAGTATAAAGAGAATGAGAATGAAGTTTATTCGCTCACAGGAGCCCATTTCAGCGACGAAAAGAAAATTATGACTGATAGTGACCTAAAACGATTTAAAGGCGCTCACGGACTTCTATATGAGCAAGAGCTAGGTTTACAAGCAACGATATTTGATATTTAGAGGTGTACGATGAGTAAATACAACGCTAAGAAAGTTGAGTACAAAGGAATTGTATTTGATAGCAAAGTAGAATGTGAATATTACCAATATTTAGAAAGTAATATGAATGGAACTAATTATGATCATATCGAAATACAACCGAAATTCGAACTACAACCTAAATTTGGGAAGCAAAGACCGATTACGTATATAGCCGATTTCTCTTTGTGGAAGGAAGGGAAACTGGTTGAAGTTATAGACGTTAAAGGTAAGGCGACTGAAGTTGCCAACATCAAAGCGAAGATATTCAGATATCAGTATAGAGATGTGAATTTAACGTGGATATGTAAAGCGCCTAAATACACAGGCAAAACATGGATTACGTACGAGGAATTAATTAAAGCAAGACGAGAACGCAAAAGAGAAATGAAGTGATCTAATGCAACAACAAGCATATATAAATGCAACGATTGATATAAGGATACCTACAGAAGTTGAATATCAGCATTTTGATGATGTGGATAAAGAAAAAGAAGCGCTGGCAGATTACTTATATAACAATCCTGACGAAATACTAGAGTATGACAATCTAAAAATTAGAAATGTAAATGTAGAGGTGGAATAAATGGCGGGCATAAAAACGAAAGTGAGAATAGACGGTAAATTGATGACGCTTATTGATGTATCGGATAAATACGACATCAAAGTATCGACATTGATTACTAGGTACGACAGAGGGGCGAGGGGGAAAGATTTAATACAAAATGTAGTAAAGCCTAAGAAAGTAAAGGTTGACGGCAAAATGATGACTGTTAGCGAAATAGTTAAAAAGTACAACCTAAGCAAAGGACTAATTAATTACAGGGTAGCAAAAGGGCTAACGGGCGATGCGCTTATTGCGCCACCACAAGAAAAACCCCCTTCTAAATACACTGAATATGAAAATGAGCAGATGAAAAAGAAAGGACTCACGCCCGAAATAGTTAGAAACAGAGTTGCGAAAGGTTGGGAGTTGTCGGAAGCAATTGATGCACCTTTCGGCATGAAGTTAAACGACTATAGAGAAATACAAATAACAAAAGCTTTGGAGCGAGAACGTGAAATGGCTAGGCAACGACGTAAAGAGGCAGAGCTAAGAAGAAAGAAACCGCATTTGTTTAATGTGCCACAGAAACATCCAAGAGGACGTTATGCGTGCTACCTGATGGAAAACGACATATTTCAAAAGTAAGGGTGTAGATCATGGTAGATAGCGCACGTAAAGAACATTTAAACCAATTTTTCGGCTCTAAGAGATACCTGTATCAGGATAACGAGCGAGTGGCGCATATCCATGTAGTAAACGGCACTTATTACTTTCATGGGCATATCGTACCAGGCTGGCAAGGCGTGAAAAAGACATTTGATACAGCTGAAGAGCTTGAAACATATATAAAGCAACAGGATTTGGAATATGAGGAACAGAAGCAACTAACTTTATTTTAGAGGAGGTTATGAAAGTGAACTATGAAACAGGGTTCCAACTAAGCGTAATGGACGCTAGGTTGAAGAAGATGAGAAAACAACGTGATGAGTACAAGAAGCAACGTGACGAGCTTATTGGGGATATAGCTAAGTTAAGAGAGCGTAACGAAGAGTTGGAGATCATGTGGCGCACAGTCAAAAATGAATTGCTTGGAAGATACGAATTTTACCGTTTTAGACTTAACGAACTACAGATTGAGAGTAGAGCGAACAAGGCAGTAGCTATAAACATGGGAGCTAAAATCAACGCAAGTGCTATATTGTACCGAATGGACAAATTAGACGGAACAAATGAGTTCTACGAATTTTTAGGTCAAATGGAGGAAGACACTAATGAATAACCGCGAACAAATCGAACAGTCCGTTATAAGTGCTAGTGCGTATAATGGCAATGACACAGAGGGATTACTAAAAGAGGTTGAAGACGTGTATAAGAAAGCACAAGCGTTTGATGAAATACTTGAGGGTTTACCTAATGCTATGCAAGATGCACTCAAAGAAGATATTTATCTTGATGAAGCAGTAGGGATTATGACGGGTCAAGTTGTCTATAAATATGAGGAGGAACAGGAAAATGACTAACACATTAACAATTGATCAGTTACAAGAGTTATTACAAATACAAAAGGAGTTCGACGATAGAATACCAACTAGAAATTTAAATGACACAGTAGCTAGTATGATTATTGAATTTGTAGAGTGGATTAACACACTTGAGTTTTTTAAAAATTGGAAGAAACAACCAGGTAAGCCACTAGATACACAATTAGATGAGATTGCTGATTACTTAGCTTTCAGTTTGCAATTAACTTTGACTATTGTTGATGAAGAAGATTTGGAAGAAACTACTGAGGTTATGGTTGATTTGATTGAAAATGAAGTTACTTTACCTAAACTACATTCAGTTTATTTTGTTCATGTAATGCATACACTAACAGAACAATTTGTAAAAGGTATTGATAATAGCATTGTACAAGTTTTAATAATGCCGTTTTTGTACGCCAATACTTACTATTCTATCGACCAACTCATTGACGCATACAAAAAGAAAATGAAAAGGAACCACGAAAGACAAGATGGAACAGCAGACGCAGGAAAAGGATACGTGTAAAGACATCTTAGATCGAGTCAAGGAGGTTTTGGGGAAGTGACGCAATACTTAGTCACAACATTCAAAGATTCAACAGGACGCAAGCATACACACATAACTAAAGCTAAAAGCAATCAAAGGTTTACAGTTGTTGAGGCAGAGAGTAAAGAAGAAGCTGAGCGCAAATACGAGGCACAAGTTAAGATAAGGAGAGATGGAGATGCCAAAGAAAACGGTAACGATTGATGTAGATGAAAACTTATTAGTAGTAGCTAGTAATGAAATATCAGAACTATTATATGAATATGACAGTGAGTTAATGTCAGCTGATGAAGATGGCGATAATAGAGATATCGAAGAAAAAAGAGACGCATTAAAACAAGCTATACAAATTATCGATAAATTAACATGTCGAGGAGGCAGACGATGATTAACATACCTAAAATGAAATTCCCGAAAAAGTACACTGAAATAATCAAGAAATATAAAAATAAAACACCTGAAGAAAAAGCTAAGATTGAAGATGATTTCATTAAAGAAATTAATGATAAAGACAGTGAATTTTACAGTCCTATGATGGCTAATATGAATGAACATGAATTAAGGGCTATGTTAAGAATGATGCCTAGTTTAATTGATACTGGAGATGGCAATGATGATTAAAAAACTTAAAAATATGGATTGGTTCGATATCTTTATTGCTGGAATACTGCGATTATTCGGCGTAATCGCACTGATGCTTGTTGTCATATCGCCTATCTATACAGTGGCTAGTTACCAAAACAAAGAAGTACATCAAGGGACAATTACAGATAAATATAACAAGAGACAAGATAAAGAAGACAAGTTCTATATTGTATTAGACAACAAGCAAGTCATTGAAAACTCTGACTTATTATTCAAAAAGAAATTTGATAGCGCAGACATACAAGCTAGGTTAAAAGTAGGCGATAAAGTAAAAGTTAAAACGATTGGTTATAGAATACACTTTTTAAATTTATATCCAGTCTTATACGAAGTGAAGAAGGTAGGTAAATGATGGTTAAACAAATATTAAGACTATTATTCTTATTAGCAATGTATGAGCTAGGTAAGTATGTAACTGAACAAGTATATATTATGATGACGGCTAATAATGATGTAGAGGTGCCGAGTGATTTCGCTCATCTATGCGACCAGTCGGATTTGATGAGGGCGGAGGTGTCGGAATAGATGTATAGCAAAGAGTCAATTGTTAATATGATAGGCACACATAAAATGAAGTGTAATGTGTTAGCCGATGTAATACCGGAATATGATAGCAACTCGATTGCACAGTATGGCATACAAGCAACATTACCGAAACCACAAGGGGAAAACTCAAGCAAAGTTGAAGATGTTGTTGTGAGGCTTGAGAGAGCAAATAAAAGGTATGCGCAGATGTTAAAAGAAGTTGAGTTTATAAATCAATCACAACAGAGATTAGGACACGTTGACTTTTGCTTCTTAGAGTTGTTGAAGAAAGGTTATAACAGGGATGCAATTATCAAGAAGATGCCTAACTCTAAATTGAACAGGAACAACTTCTTAGCACGACGCGATGAATTGGCAGAAAAGATTTATCTACTACAGTGACGAAAATGACGAAAATGACAGAAATGACGAAAATGACACTATTTTTAAACTGTGAATTAATTTTATATAATTGATTTGTAAGAATTATCTTAAGACGTGGGGTAATAGCCACAACAGATGTTCTCATCGATGTGATTGAGAAGTGACAAATATATAAAAGATGATATGTTACGCTATTAATCACTTACTACCTGCCTATATGGTGGGTAGTTTAATTCTTGCATTTTGAGTCATAACTATTTTCCTCCTTTCACATTTATTGAACGTAGCTCCTGCACAAGATGTAGGAGCATTTTTATATTTAAATAACTAGAGTAATTAACGTAAAGGCGTGTGATACAGTGAAAACAATTGATTAAATTAACACCGAAGCAAGAAAAATTTGTGCTAGGACTCATAGAGGGCAAGAGCCAACGGAAAGCATATATTGACGCAGGGTATTCGACTAAAGGCAAAAGTGATAATTATATAGATAGCCGAGCTTTTGAGTTGAGTAAGAATAGTGCGGTTTTAGATAGGTATGAAGAATTGCGTCAAGAAGCAGCTGAACAATCAAAATGGACACGCCAAAAGGCTTTTGAAGAATATGAGTGGTTAAAGAATGTAGCTAAGAATGACATTGAAATAGAGGGAGTAAAGAAAGCGACAGCTGATGCATTCCTCGCTAGTTTGGACGGCATGAATAGAATGACGTTAGGAAATGAAGTTCTGACTAACAAAAAGATTGAAACTGAAATCAAGATGCTTGAGAAAAAAATTGACCAAATGGATAAATCAGAAAATAATTCACAAGAAGCAGAAGTTGCTAAAGCACTTATTAAGTTAGCGGGTGTTAATAATGATTAATGAAATGTTAAACCCGAAACAACAAGAAGTCTGGAACTGCTTTATAAACGATAAACCCAAAGTATTAATAGCGAGTGGTGCAAAAAGGGCAGGTAAAACATATGTGTTCATCCTGCTTTTTTTAATGCATATAGCTACTTATAAAGACAAGGGGCTTAACTTCATTATTGGAGGAGCAACACAAGCATCTATAAGACGTAACATACTAGATGATATGGAGTTAATACTAGGTAGAGAGTTAACACTCGACAAATCTAACGCAGTCAAAATATTCGGTAATAAAGTGTATGTATTCGACGGACAAAACTCGGATGCATGGAAAAAAGCGCGTGGTTTTACTTCAGCAGGTGCTTTTTTAAATGAGGGAACAGCATTACACAATATGTTTATTAAAGAAGTGTTCTCACGTTGTAGTTACAAAGGCGCGAGAATATTAATTGATACAAACCCCGAAAACCCAATGCATCCAGTTAAAAAAGATTACATTGATAAGAGTGGTCAACGATTATCGAATGGAAGACTAAATATCAAAGCATTTCAATTTACTTTGTTCGACAATACATTTTTAGATGAAGAATATATTGAATCGATTATAGCGAGTACACCAACAGGAATGTTCACAGATCGTGACATTTATGGTAAGTGGGTTTCTGCTGAGGGTGTTGTATATAAAGATTTCAAAGAAAAAGTTCATTACATCACAGAAGAAGAATTTAAAGCTAAACAAATAAAAAGGAAATATGCAGGCGTCGACTGGGGATATGAGCATTATGGTTCTATTATGGTTGTAGCGGAAGACTTCGACGGAAACAAGTACGTTATTGAAGAACACGCACACAGACATAAAGAAATAGATGACTGGGTAGCTATTGCAAAAGGAGTTATAAAAAGGCATGGCGATATTCTTTTTTATTGTGATACAGCCAGACCTGAACATATTGAACGATTTAGAAGAGAGAAGATAAAAGCAAGATATGCTGACAAAGCTGTTATTGCTGGCATTGAAGTTATTTCTAGGTTATTCAAGTTAAATAAAATATTCATTATCAAAGAAAAAGTTAGTTTGTTTAAAGAAGAAATATACAACTATGTTTGGAAAGATAATGCAGACGAACCAGTTAAATTAAACGATGACACATTAGATGCGTTAAGATATGCAGTTTATACAGCTAATAAGCCAAGTGGCACAGGCTTTAATTAAAGGAGGTAATATTTTGTACCCTAGCCAACCAACACAAACAGAAATATTTGATGATATTGTGAGGACTAACAATAAGCCAGAAACACTGGAAGAAATGATTGTCAGATATATAAAACAACATTTAGAAAAGTTACCTGAAATCTCAATAGGTCAAGAATATTATGAGCAACGACCTGATATTGTAAAGGAACCTAAGCCGGTTGATGCTACAGGAGCAGTTGACCCATTGAAACCAGATGACAGAATGATTACCAACTTCCATGCTAACCTAGTAGATCAAAAAGTTTCTTATATTGTAGGTAAGCCTATCGCTTTTAAACATACAGATGATGAAGTAGTTAAACGTATTGATGAAGTTTTAGGCAATAGATTCGATGATAAGTTACACAGTGTACTAACAGGAGCTAGCAATAAAGGTATTGAATGGTTGCATCCTTACCTTGATGAAGATGGAGAATTCAAGTTATTTAGAGTACCAGCAGAACAAGGTATTCCTATATGGACTGATAAAGAGCACGAAGAATTAGAGGCGTTTATCAGGATGTATAAATTGGAAAATGAAACTAAAGTTGAATACTGGGATAAAATAACGGTTAATTACTACGTTTATGAAAATGGCTCGCTTATTCCGGATTACTCTAACAATTTGGAGAATTCAAAAACGCATTTTAGTACAGGGTCGTGGGGTAAGATTCCATTTATTCCATTCAAAAATAATGACTTAGAAATGTCAGATATATTTATGTATAAAACATTGATTGATGCGTATAACAGGCGATTATCTGATTTATCCAATACTTTTAAAGATTCAAACGAATTAACGTATGTATTAAAGAACTATGATGAACAAGAGTTGCCAGAATTCAAACGGTTACTACGTTATTACGGGGCGATAAAAGTATCGGATAACGGGGGTGTCGACACAATACAGGTAGAAGTACCAGTTGAAAACAGTAAAAAGTATTTAGATGAGTTATATCAAAAAATAATGTTGTTTGGTCAAGCGGTTGACTTTAGTTCTGATAAATTCGGTTCTGCTCCAAGTGGGGTTGCGTTAGAGTTTCTATATACTAACTTAAACTTGAAAGCAGATAAGTTAGCGCGTAAAGCTAAAGTTGCTATACAGGAGTTACTTTGGTTTGTGTTTGAGCACTTCGACATCAAAGGAGAACATAAAGATGTCGATATTAGTTTCAACTACAACAAAGTAGCGAACACAGAATTACAAGTACAAACAGCTCAACAATCTATGGGAATTGTAAGCCATGAAACAGTACTAGAAAATCACCCGTTTGTCGAAGATTTGCAAGCAGAACTCGAACGAATAGAACAAGAACAAATGGAGTACAACAAGCAACTGCCTAATTTAGATGACGGAGGTGCTGACGGTGCCCAACAACAAGAAAGATCTAACAATAAAGAATCAGAATGATATTGATGAGTATATCGACAGTCTAATCTCTAAAGCTGAGAAGCCTATAGAACAACTATTTGCTAATCGACTTAAAGAGATAAAACAAATCATCGCAGATATGTTTGAGAAGTATCAAAGTGATGATGTGTATGTTACATGGACTGAATTTAATAAATATAACAGGCTCAATAAGGAGTTAACTCGTATAGGTACTATGCTGACTGATGATTATAGGCAAATAGCTAAGATGATTCAGAAGTCGCAGGAAGACGCTTATATAGAAAAGTTCCTTATGAGCCTTTATTTATATGAGACGGCAAGTCAAACAGCTATGCAGTTTGATGTTCCTAGCAAAGAAGTTATCACATCAGCTATTGAACAACCTATTGAGTTCATTCGATTAGTACCGACACTACAGAAGCATCGTGATGAAGTACTGAAAAAGATACGCTTACATATCACACAAGGCATTATGAGTGGAGAGGGCTACTCTAAGATAGCGAAAGCAATCCGTGATGATATAGGTATGTCTAAAGCTCAATCGTTGCGTGTAGCTCGTACAGAAGCGGGCAGAGCGATGTCTCAAGCTGGACTTGATAGTGCATTAGTAGCTCAAAAGAACGGCTTACAGATGTATAAGTATTGGCAAGCTACTAAAGATACACGCACAAGAGACACACACAGGCATCTAGACGGCGCTAAGAAGAAAATTGACGAACCGTTCAAGTCGAGTGGTTGTGTTGGGCAGGCACCTAAGTTGTTTGTTGGTGTGAATAGTGCAAAAGAAAACATCAACTGTCGTTGTAAGCTTATGTATTACATTGATGAAGATGATTTGCCTAGTACAACAAGAGTACGTAAAGATGATGGCACAACCGAAGTAATACCACAAATGACTTATCGTGAGTGGGAGAAATATAAACGTAAAAGAAAGTAGTTTACTACTCGACCTTAGCATGTCGTTAAACTGCTTCTTTTTATACCAAAATTCTTCGTGGCGTTGCACGTAAAACTCGTAAAAAGGAGTAGTTTAAATGGATTTATACACATTGTTAGGACAATTTAAAGACGGAGAAATCGATAAGCAGAAAGTAATTGATGCGATTGACGAATCAAAATTGGGAATGGTACCACGTTCGAGATTGAACGACAAGAATACCGAAATTGAAGAGTTAAAAGAAGAGATTTCTAAACGTGATGAACAAATTGTCAAATTGCAAGACTCTGTTAAAGGTGATAGCGAGATTCAAAAAGAACTCGAAGAATTAAAGAATCAAAATTCAGAGTGGGAGACAAAGTATAAAGAAACACAACTTAATAACGCAGTTAAGTTAGCGGTTGCTAAAGAAGCAAATGACGCTAACGACATTCTAGCATTCATCAATAAAGATGAACTGGAACTAGCAGACGATGGCACTGTAAAAGGTTTAGACAAAGCGATTGAAACGCTTAAAGAGTCTAAACCTTATTTATTTGCGCCGTCTAAGCCTGTAGGTAATAGCCCGCAACAAGGCGACAACCCTACAGGAAAACCAACAAAAGAAGATTTCAAAAAGATGACTTACACAGAACAAGTCGAGCTATTAAATAGCGACCCTGACTTGTATCGTGAATTATCAAATTAAAAAAGGAGAGTCTTAAATGACACAAACTAAAAAAGCTAATTTAATTAATCCTGAAGTTTTGGCTAATGTAGTAAGTGCGCAAATGCAAAACGCAATTCGCTTTACTCCATATGCCGTTACTGATGACACATTGGTAAGACAACCAGGGGACACAATCACACGACCTAAATATGCGTACATTGGTGCTGCGGAAGACTTACAAGAAGGCGTTGCAATGGATACAACGCAAATGAGCATGACTACTACTAAAGTTACTGTTAAAGAAACTGGTAAGGCTGTTGAAGTAACTCAAACCGCTATTATCACAAATGTTAACGGTACTTTACAAGAAGCATCTCGCCAATTAGCGATGTCTTTAGCTGACAAAGTTGAAATTGACTATATCGCCGAATTAAATAAATCAAAACAAACTGCTACAGTTTCTGCTGATGCTACAGGTATTTTAGATGCAATTGAAGTGTTTAATTCTGAAAACGATGAGGATTACGTTTTATACGTTAACCCAAAAGATTATAACAAATTGGTTAAATCATTATTTAAAGTCGGTGGAAATGTTCAAGATCGTGCAATTTCAAAAGGGGATTTAGTTGAAATTGTGGGCGTATCAGACATCGTTAAGTCTAAACGTGTTTCGGAAAACACAGCATTCTTACAACGTTATGGCGCGATGGAAATTGTTAACAAAAAGAAACCGGAAGCTTATACAGACTTTGACATTCTTAAACGTACACACCTTTTATCTACGAACTATCACTATAGCGTTAACTTAAAAGATGAAACAGGTGTAGTTAAAGTGACGTTTAAACCGTCTGGAAGCTTAGAAATGTAATAGGAGGTAGTGACGTATGTATAAAGTAATCGAACGTTTTGAAGATGCACAAGACAACGGACATGAATATCAAGTGGGAGACATTTACCCACGTGATGGATTGGAAGTATCAGAAGAACGATTCACTGAATTATCTACAACAAACAACCGCCGTAATTTAATCGCTATCAAACTTGTTGAGGACAAGCAATTAGAACAGTCTGAGGCGAGCGCTGACGAGCAAAAAAGTTTATCTGATATGAAAGTAGCAGAATTAAAAGAACTTGCTAAAAAGCGTGAAATTAAAGGTTATAGCGATATGAAAAAAGATGAGCTTATCAAAGCTATAGAGGGTGTTAAGTAATGAACGCAAAAGACGTCAAAATGATTAATGGACTTTCACTCAATGATTCGTCTAACGATGAGCAGATCGAATATCTTATTGAAGAATATAAAAGTGTTGCAGAAGATTATTGTAATCAGAAGTTTGATGACAAAGCAGTGCCGTCGGGTGTTAAGAAGTTTATTGCTGAATGTATCAAGTTTGGTACAACTAGCAATATCTCAGCGCGCACGATGGGCACTGTAAGTTATACCTATGTAACTGACATACCTAGTAGTGCTTACGCTTATCTAATGCCTTATCGTAAGTTAAGTTGGGGTAAGCGATATGTTTAATCCGTTTAATGAGTTTCCGCACACAATTGAAATTGGAGAGATTGAAGTCGTAGGAACATATCCCAAAGAATACGAGCGTTTTAAAAGTAACGAAACAATTAAAGGATTTATGGACACACCTACATCAAGTGAGACACTCAAATTTCATCAAATGAGCAAAGACTTTGACCGAAACCTATATACGCCGTACCACATACCAATAACAAACAAAACTTTATTTAATTACGAGGGTAAAACGTACAAAGTTGTAGGCGAACCGGTCGACCAAGGCGGACAACATGAAATCAATTTAACTAGATTGAGGGTGCGACCTATTGGCAAAGGTTAAGTATGGTAATTGGGACTTAGTAAAAGAGTTGGAAAATTACGAGCGAGACATGGAGCGATGGGTCAAACGAGGTATAGCAAAGACAACTGCTAAGATTCACAATACAATCATTTCATTAATGCCAGTTGATACCGGCTATCTTAGGGAAAGTGTAACAATGGACTTTAAAGACGGCGGTTTCACTGGTGTTATTAATATTGGTAGTGAATACGCAATATATGTCAATTATGGTACTGGTATATATGCAACAGGTGCTGGAGGTAGTAGAGCAAAAAAGATACCGTGGTCATACAAGGACGCAAACGGTAAGTGGCATACTACTAAAGGGCAACATGCTCAACCTTTTTGGGAGCCAGCAATAGACGCTGGACGAGCATTCTTTAATAAGTATTTTTCATGAGGTGGTTAAGATATGTGGGTATCAGTTGAACGGTACTTATTTAACAAAGTATATAACAAATTAAAAAGTAACCCTATTATCCGAAAACAATTGGACGGTAGGGTTTTTGATTGCGTTCAGAAAGACGCTGTTTACCCATATATCGTTGTGGGTGAAACAAACGTCACTAACAAAGAAACGACCACGAGCATGGTCGAAGATGTCGGCATCACTTTGCATGTTTACAGTCAAGCACGTAATAGAGATGAGGCATCGCAAATAATTCAATTTTTAGGCTTCGTTTTAAACAATGAAATAGAAATTGATTATTATTCATTTATTAAAAGTCGAATTGATACACAAGAAGTGATTACTGACATAGATCAGTACACTAAACACGGTATCATTCGGCTTGTTTTTAAATACAGACATAACACATTACAAAGGAGTGTAACGAATGGCGCAGGATAAATATATTGTCGCTCTCCAAATCGCTGATAAGGATTTAGCTAAGAAGCTAACCATCGAAGAAGCAACGCTTTTAGGTAGTTTAGCAGAGGGTGGGCACACTATCAGTAATGACCTTGCTGAAATCATTCAAGGCGGTAAGAAAGATTATAGCCGTAACTCTGTCGAAGAAGAAATCAAGTTGACGCTTGATGTCGTTCCGGGAGATAAAGGTCAATTAGCATTAAAAGAATCAGTTAAACAATTCAAACAGTTACGTGTTTGGATTTGGGAAACTAAAAAACGCGATGGCAAACATCACGGTGTATTCGCATATGTAGTTATCGAAGAGCACGAATGGTCATTTGATGATGAAGATAACAAAATCGAAATCACAGCGAAAGTTAAGTTCAATAGTGCAGACGGTACAATCAACGATTTACCAAAAGAATGGCTTAACCCTAGCGCATTGGCTCCAGTTGTTGAATTCGAAGACATGAACGCTTACGAAGATAGTTATGAAAACCGAACTAAAAAAACAACTGCTGGCAGTAGTGATTTAAGTATGTAATTAACGAGGGCATAAGCCCTCTATTTTTTTGTACAAAATAACGATAAACGAGGTATTTAATATGACTGAAACAACTTTTAATCCAATTACATCATTAACAATTAACAATGAAGAAGTGAAAGCAAAAGCAACATTTATGTTCGATAAAACTGCTCAAAAATTTGCAACCGAACAAGAAGATAATAAAGGCAGAAAACAAACGATTTCAGGATTTACTAATGTTTATAACGCTTTATTAGAACGTGACACAGTGGCAATTGTAGACTTTTGGGAATGTGCAACAGCTTATCTAGGTAAAAGCGCACCTAAAAGAGAAGATATCGAAGCGGAAATTATGGAAATCATTGAAAGAGAAAACGACACGTTAAATCTATTACAGGGTGCATTGGACGTAATGAATAATAGCGGTTTTTTCAAGCAGAAATCACGTCTATTCTGGACGCAGATGAACCAAGCGCCATCGTTAGCCAAAGAAGACGAGAAAGAGGGCGCGAAAGCTGGTATCGAGATGATGAAGAACAACTACAAAGAAATCATGACCGTAGCACCTTATTAGACTATTCGGAAATAAGGCAGATGACAAGTCGTTACATAGGTTATATGAGTAATGACGAGCTGATGAGCATGCTACCTGCCGAATGGAATGACTGGATTATTGGCGCTAGACAAGCATTGATTGACCAAAGAGACATTGCGTTGTACGGCGCTCAATATAATGCGGTTGCTCAAGCTGGTAAATCACTAAAACGTTTTGTTAGGCAGAACGAAAGAGAACATTACATTATTCGTGGTCAAGAAGATGAATACGAAAGAATGAAACAGCGTGAGCTAGCTAAAAACAAACGTAAAAGAGAAATACAAAAACAAGGGACTCGCAAGTTCCTTAACAGCTTAAAAACAAGTCATAAAGGAGGTTAGGCATGGAGAAGAATTTTCTGGCTCGTGTTACAGCTATAATCAGTGATTTTAAAAGGAATATGAGAACTGCGCAACGTATGGCTAAGACTGATATACCGGACGAAATCAAGACAGAAGTTACAGCAAACATAAGAGACTACCAAAGAGAACTAACGCGAGCTAAATCGATGGCTCAACGTTGGCGAGGTCATTCTGTTAAATTATTCATGAAAACAGATGAGTATAAAGCGAATTTAGAACGTGCTAAAGCTCAAGTAGAGCGATTTAAACAACATAAAGTAGATTTAAAACTAAGTAACACTGAATTAATGGCCAAGTATAATGCAACTAAAGCTACTGTCGAAGCTTGGAGAAAACATGTTGTTAAGTTGGATTTAGATGCAAACCCCGCTAAAATGGCGGTTAAAGGGTTTAAAGAAGACTTAATAGATCTTAGTAGGCATAGTTTTGATGTTGATTCCAGCAGATGGAAATTAGGAAATAAATTCACAAAAGAATTCAATGAAGTCGAAGGAGCAGTTAAACGTTCTTTCGGAAGAATTGGTCAGATTATGAGAAAAGAAGTAAATGGAACAAGTGATATTTGGGGTAAACTTAACAACTCATTGAAAGATTACGGCGAGAAAATGGACGCCTTAGCTACTAAAATTAGAACTTTCGGTACTATCTTTGCACAACAGGTCAAAGGTTTAATGATTGCTAGTATACAAGCGTTAATACCAGTAATTGCTGGATTAGTTCCGGCTATTATGGCAGTACTTAATGCCGTTGGTGTATTAGGTGGTGGCGTCATTGGTTTAGCTGGTGCGTTCTCTGTAGCAGGTGTTGGAGCAGTTGGTTTTGGTGCAATGGCTATTACTGCACTAAAAATGGTAAAAGATGGAACATTAGCAGTAACAAAAGAAGTTCAAAACTTTAGAGATGCGAGCGATCAGTTAAAAACTACATGGCAAGGCATTGTAAAAGAGAATCAAGCAAGTATCTTTAATGCGATGTCAGCAGGTATCAGAGGCGTTACAAGTGCGATGTCTCAATTAAAACCATTCTTATCCGAAGTATCTATGCTGGTTGAAGCAAACGCACGCAAGTTTGAGGATTGGGTTAAACATTCTGAAACAGCTAAGAAAGCATTTGAAGCGTTGAATAGCATAGGTGGCGCAATCTTCGGAGATTTATTGAACGCTGCAGGACGATTTGGCGACGGATTAGTTAACATTTTCACTCAATTAATGCCATTGTTCAAATTCGTGTCTCAAGGATTACAGAACATGTCTATAGCTTTCCAAAATTGGGCTAATAGTGTAGCTGGTCAGAATGCTATTAAAGCGTTTATTGACTACACTACCACTAACTTACCTAAGATTGGCCAGATATTTGGTAATGTATTCGCTGGTATTGGTAATTTAATGATTGCTTTTGCTCAAAACAGTTCTAATATTTTTGACTGGTTAGTTAAATTAACTTCTCAATTTAGAGCGTGGTCAGAACAAGTAGGACAATCACAAGGGTTCAAAGACTTTATAAGTTACGTTCAAGAGAATGGTCCTACTATTATGCAATTAATCGGTAACATCATAAAAGCATTAGTAGTATTTGGTACTGCAATGGCACCTATAGCTAGTAAATTGTTAGACTTTATCACTAATTTAGCTGGATTTATCGCTAAACTATTTGAAACACACCCAGCTATAGCACAAGTTGCTGGTGTTATGGGTATTTTGGGTGGTGTATTTTGGGCTTTAATGGCTCCAATTGTTGCTATAAGTAGTGTGCTTACAAATGTGTTTGGTTTGAGTTTATTTGGCGTTATCAAACAAATTTTAAGTTTCGTTAGAACATCAAGCCTAGTTACTGGAGCTATGCAATTGTTAATGGGTGTTTTCGGTTCGATTTCAGCACCTATTTTAGCGGTAATTGCAGTAATTGGCGCATTTATCGGTGTCCTAGTTTATTTATGGAAAACAAACGAGAATTTCAGAAACACTATTACTGAAGCGTGGAACGGTGTTAAAACGGCGGTTTCTGGTGCGATTCAAGGTGTAGTTGGCTGGTTAACTGAATTGTGGGGCAAAATCCAATCTACCTTACAACCGATAATGCCTATATTGCAAGTTTTAGGGCAAATATTCATGCAAGTTTTAGGTGTTTTGGTAATAGGTATCATCACAAACGTTATGAATATCATACAGGGTTTGTGGACGTTAATTACAATTGCATTCCAAGCCATAGGAACAGTGATATCCGTGGCAGTCCAAATCATAGTAGGTTTATTCACTGCTTTAATTCAATTGCTTACTGGCGACTTCTCAGGTGCTTGGGAGACTATTAAAACTACGGTTACCAATGTACTTGATACGATTTGGCAATACATGCAATCAGTTTGGGAGTCAATCATCGGCTTTTTAACTGGCGTAATGAATCGAACACTTTCTATGTTTGGTACAAGTTGGTCGCAGATATGGAGTACAATCACTAATTTTGTTAGCAGTATTTGGAACAGTGTTACAAGTTGGTTTAGTCGTGTTGCTTCGAGTGTGGCCGAAAAAATGGGACAAGCACTAAACTTTATTATCACAAAAGGTTCTGAATGGGTTTCTAATATTTGGAATACTGTTACAAGTTTCGCAAGTAAAGTAGCTGATGGATTTAAAAGAGTTGTCTCAAATGTAGGCGACGGCATGAAAAACGCGCTTGATAAGATTAAAAGCTTTTTCAGCGATTTTTTAAATGCCGGAGCAGAATTAATAGGCAAAGTAGCTGAGGGTGTAGCTAACGCTGCGCACAAAGTAGTCAGTGCGGTAGGCGATGCGATTTCATCAGCGTGGGACTCAGTAACTTCATTCGTAAGTGGACACGGTGGAGGTAGCGGTTTAGGTAAAGGTTTAGCGGTATCACAAGCTAAAGTAATGGCTACTAGCTTCGGTAAAACGTTCACAAGTGAGTTAGGTTCAACGTTGACAGATGGATTCAACGACAGTTTAACACCAAGCGTTGACGGCCATATGACAAACGATGTGCAACATAGCATGAAAGAAAATAACAGACCTATTGTTAATGTAACTGTTAGAAACGAGGGCGATCTAAACATGATTAAATCTCACATTGACGATATGGATGCAAAAGATGGTAGTTTCAACTTAATGTAAGGGAGGTTTGTTTATTGATAGCCCATGATGTAGAAATTATTAAAAATGGTGTGAAGTATCGTGTCAGTGACAATCCTCACACTTACAAACACTTAAGAGTGCTTGATTACAACGTTATCGGTTCGGGTTACAAAAGGAATTATTCGCCTTTAGATGGTGTTGATGGACGTTTTCACAATTACGCTAAAGAGGAATATAAAAAAGTTGAATTAAGGTTGAGGTATGAAGTACCTAAAATTGCTTATGCCTCACATCTTAAATCAGACATTCAAACATTGTTTTATGGTCGCTTTTACCTAAGAGAATTGGCAACGCCGGATAACACTATCAAATTTGAAAATATGTTCGAACCATTAGAACAAGAATTTGAATTAGATTATGTTGATGGTAGACAACTATTTGTTGGATTAGTTAGCGAAGTATCTTTTGACACAACTAAGACATCAGGAGAAATCACGTTGACCTTTGAGACGACAGAATTGCCGTTCTTTGAAAGTATCGGCTATAGCACTGATTTAGAAAGTGATAACGATTTAGAAAAATGGTCAGTACCGGACAGAATAGCGCTAAATGAAAATGATAGAAGTAGACAAATGACATTCTATAATACGAGTTCTGGAGATGTTTATTACAACGGAGATGTAGCATTAACGCAGTTCAACCAATTCAATGTAGTTGAAATTGAATTAGCCGAAGATGTTAAAGCTGATGATAAAGACGGTTTCACTTTCTATATGGATAAAGGAAATATCTCAGTAATTAAAGATGTCGATTTAAAAGCAGGCGATAAAATCATTTTTGATAACAAGCACACATATAGAGACAATTTAAATATTGACCTATACAACAAGACGTTAGAACAACCGGTGTTGTATCCCGGTTGGAATCATTTTAAAGCCAACAGACTTATGAAAAAGATAGTCTTTAGACACAAATTATATTACAGATAAGGAGTAGCATATGCCGGTATTATTAAAAAGTTTGCAAGGCGTCGGTCATGCGATTTATGTTAATACAAAATTAAATGAAAAATTGAATGAAGATAGCACGTTAGACATTGATATGATAGAAAATGCCAGCACTTTCGACGCAATCGGCGCTATTACAAAGATGTGGACTATCACAAATGTAAAGGGGGAAGATGACCTCAATGAATATGTGATAGTAATGCTTGATAAATCAACGATTGGAAACAAAATCAAACTTAGTATCAAAGCGAGACAAAAAGAATTAGATGATCTAAACAATTCTAGGATTTACCAAGAATATAACGAAAGTTTCACAGGCGTAGAATTTTTTAACACTGTATTTAAAGGAACTGGTTATAAGTACGTATTGCACACTAAGGTTGACGCATCAAAGTTCGAGGGGTTAGGTAAGGGAGACACAAGACTTGAGATATTCAAAAAAGGGCTTGAACGCTATCATCTCGAATATGAGTACGACGCTAAAACAAAAACATTTCACTTGTATGACGAATTATCAAAAGTAGCAAACTACTATATTAAATCAGGTGTAAATGCTGATAACGTCAAAATTCAAGAAGATGCTTCTAAATGCTACACATATATAAGAGGTTATGGCGACTTTGACGGCCAACAAACTTATACAGAGGCTGGATTACAATTCGAATTCACACACCCATTAGCACAACTGATTGGTAAAAGGGAAGCGCCTCCGTTAATAGATGGACGTATAAAAAAAGAAGATGTTTTGAAAAAATCAATGGAGCTAGTGATAAAGAAAAGTGTCACTGCTTCTATTTCTTTGGACTTCGTAGCACAGCCTGAGCATTTTCCAGAGGCTAACCCTAGAATTGGCGATGTCGCAAGAGTTGGTGAACCAACTATAGGCTATAACGACTTAGTAAGAATAGTCGAGATTACTACACATAGAGATGCATATAACAACATCATCAAACAAGATGTAGTATTAGGTGATTTTACAATGCGCGACAGATATAGAAAAGCTATCCACGAAGCTACGAACTATGTTAAGAATGTAAAAACAACTAAGTCAGACCCAGCTAAGTACTTGAGAGAACTAAACGCAAAAGTTAACGCAAGTTTATCTATAAATAATGAATTGGTTAAGCAGAATGAAAAAATAAACGCTAAAGTCGATAAGATGAATACTAAAACAGTTACAACTGCTAATGGTACGATCATGTACGACTTTACTAGTCAATCAAGTATAAGAAACATCAAATCAATTGGAACGATTGGCGACTCTGTAGCTAGAGGTTCGCACGCAAAAACTAATTTCACAGAAATGTTAGGCAAGAAATTGAAAGCCAAAACGACTAATCTTGCAAGAGGTGGCGCAACAATGGCAACAGTTCCAATAGGTAAAGAAGCGGTAGAAAACAGCATTTATAGACAAGCAGAGCAAATAAGAGGAGACTTAATCATATTACAAGGCACTGATGATGACTGGTTACACGGTTATTGGGCAGGCGTACCGATAGGCACTGATAAAACGGATACAAAAACGTTTTACGGTGCCTTTTGTTCTGCAATTGAAGTTATTAGAAAGAATAATCCAGATTCAAAAATACTAGTGATGACAGCTACAAGACAATGCCCTATGAGTGGTACAACAATACGCCGTAAAGACACGGACAAAAACAAACTAGGGTTAACACTTGAGGACTATGTAAACGCTCAAATACTAGCTTGTAGCGAGCTGGACGTGCCAGTGTTTGACGCATATCACACAGATTACTTTAAACCATACAATCCAGCTTTTAGGAAAGCGAGCATGGAGGACGGCTTACACCCTAATGAAAAAGGTCACGAGGTTATTATGTACGAGTTAATCAAGGATTATTACAGTTTTTACGACTAAAGGAGGCAACCAATGGCTTACGGATTAATAACAAGTTTGCATTCTACCACTGGCGCAAAAGTAGTTGCTCAGCACGAGTACAACTATCGATTACTTGATAATGGAATGAGCAAACTTGAGAAAATGTTTATATATCATCAAAAAGAAGAAATATACGCACACTCAGCGAAACAAATTAAATACTTGAATGACAGTGTTGAAGATTATTTAACGTATCTAAACGGCCGTTTCAGCAATATGGTACTAGGTCATAATGGCGACGGTATCAACGAAGTAAAAGACGCGCGTGTTGATAATACTGGTTATGATCATAAGACATTGCAAGATCGTTTGTATCATGATTATTCAACACTAGATGCTTTCACTAAAAAGGTTGAGAAAGCTGCAGATGAACACTATAAAGAATATCAAGCGACAGAATACCGATTTGAACCAAAAGAGCAAGAACCGGAATTCATCACAGATTTATCGCCATATACTAACGCAGTAATGCAATCATTTTGGGTAGACCCTAGAACGAAAATTATTTATATGACGCAAGCTCGTCCAGGCAATCATTACATGTTATCTAGATTGAAACCTAACGGGCAATTTATTGATAGATTACTTGTTAAGAATGGTGGTCATGGTACGCACAATGCGTATAGATACATTGATGGAGAATTATGGATTTATTCAGCTGTATTGGACAGTAACAAAAACAACAAGTTTGTACGTTTCCAATATAGAACTGGAGAAATAACTTATGGTAATGAAATGCAAGATGTCATGCCGAATATATTTAACGACAGATATACGTCAGCGATTTATAATCCGGTAGAAAATTTAATGATTTTTAGACGTGAATATAAACCCACTGAAAGACAACTTAAGAATTCGTTGAACTTTGTTGAGGTTAGAAGTGCTGATGATATTGATAAAGGTATAGACAAAGTATTGTATCAAATGGATATACCTATGGAATACACTTCAGATACACAACCTATGCAGGGTATTGCGTACGATGCAGGCATTTTATACTGGTACACTGGCGATTCAAATCCGGCTAATCCTAATTACTTACAAGGCTTCGATATCAAAACGAAAGAATTGTTATTTAAACGTCGTATCGATATTGGCGGTGTGAATAACAACTTTAAAGGAGATTTCCAAGAGGCTGAGGGTCTAGATATGTATTACGATCTAGAAACAGGACGTAAAGCGCTTTTAATAGGGGTAACTATTGGACCTGGTAACAACAGACATCACTCAATTTATTCTATCGGTCAAAGAGGTGTAAACCAATTCTTAAAAAATATCGCACCTCAAGTATCAATGACTGATTCAGGCGGACGTGTTAAACCGTTACCAATACAGAACCCAGCATATCTAAGTGATATTACGGAAGTTGGTCATTACTATATCTATACGCAAGACACACAAAATGCGTTAGATTTCCCGTTACCGAAAGCGTTTAGAGATGCAGGTTGGTTCTTTGATGTACTGCCTGGACACTATAATGGTGCTCTAAGACAAGTACTTACCAGAAACAGCACAGGTAGAAATATGCTTAAATTCGAACGTGTCATTGACATTTTCAATAAGAAAAACAACGGAGCATGGAATTTCTGTCCGCAAAACGCCGGTTATTGGGAACATATCCCTAAGAGTATTACAAAATTATCAGATTTAAAAATCGTTGGTTTAGATTTCTATATCACTACTGAAGAATCAAAACGATTTACTGATTTTCCTAAAGACTTTAAAGGTATTGCAGGTTGGATATTAGAAGTAAAATCGAATACACCAGGTAACACAACACAAGTATTAAGACGTAATAACTTCCCGTCTGCACATCAATTTTTAGTTAGAAACTTTGGTACTGGTGGCGTTGGTAAATGGAGTTTATTCGAGGGAAAGGTGGTTGAATAATGGTAGTAGATAATTTTTCGAAAGACGATAACTTAATCGAGTTACAAACAACATCACAATATAATCCGGTTATTGACACAAACATCAGTTTCTATGAATCAGATAGAGGAACTGGTGTTTTAAATTTTGCAGTAACTAAGAATAACAGACCGTTATCTATAAGTTCTGAACATGTTAAAACATCTATCGTGTTAAAAACCGATGATTATAACGTAGATAGAGGCGCTTATATTTCAGACGAATTAACGGTAGTAGACGCAATTAATGGGCGCTTGCAATATGTGATTCCAAATGAATTTTTAAAACATTCAGGTAAGGTACATGCTCAGGCATTCTTCACGCAACACGGGAGTAACAACGTAGTTGTTGAACGTCAATTTAGTTTCAATATTGAAAATGATTTAGTCAGTGGATTTGATGGAACAACAAAGCTTGTTTATATCAAATCTATTCAAGATACTATTGAAGCTGTCGGTAAAGACTTTAATCAATTAAAGCAAAATATGGCTGATACACAAACGTTAATAGCAAAAGTGAATGATAGTGCGACAAAAGGTATCCAACAAATCGAAATCAAGCAAAACGAAGCTATACAAGCTATTACTGCGACACAAACTAGTGCAACACAGGCTGTTACAGCTGAATTCGATAAAATAGTTGATAAAGAGCAAGCGATTTTTGAACGTGTTAACGAAGTTGAACAACAAATCAATGGCGCTGACCTTGTTAAAGGTAATTCAACAACAAATTGGCAAAAGTCTAAACTTACAGATGATTACGGTAAAGCAATTGAATCGTCTGAGCAGTCCATAGATAGCGTTTTAAGCACAGTTAACACATCTAGGATTATTCATATCACTAGCGCGACAGATGCGCCCTCATTTAAAGATATAGGTACTGTCGATACACCTAAAGAAGATGGCGTTGACGATGGTTCAGATATTCCGGTAGCTCCTAACACTTTAGGAAAATCAGGCGTGTTAGTTGTCTATGTTGTTGATGATAGTACGGCACGTGCAACATGGTATCCAGATGATTCAAACGACGAATATACAAAATATAAAATTAGTGGCACATGGTACCCGTTTTATAAAAAAAATGACGGCGATTTAACTAAGCAATTCGTCGAAGAAACATCAAACAACGCTTTAAATCAAGCCAAGCAGTATGTAGATGATAAATTCGGAACAACGAGTTGGCAACAACATAAGTTAACTGAGCCTAACGGCCAATCAATACAAGTTAACTTGAATAATGCACAAGGCGATTTGGGTTATCTAACTGCAGGTAATTACTATGCAACAAGAGTGCCGGATTTACCAAGTGGCGTTGAAAGTTATGAGGGTTATTTATCTGTATTCGTTAAAGACGATACAAACAAGCTATTTAACTTCACGCCTTATAACTCTAAAAAGATTTACACACGATCAATCACAAACGGCAGACTTGAGCAACAGTGGACAGTTCCTAATGAACATAAGTCAACGGTATTGTTCGACGGTGGAGCAAATGGTGTAGGTACAACAATCAATCTAACCGAACCGTACACAAACTATTCTATTTTGTTGGTAAGTGGAACTTATCCAGGTGGCGTTATTGAGGGATTCGGACTAACCGCATTACCTAACGCGATTCAATTGAGTAAAGCGAATGTAGTTGACTCAGACGGCAACGGTGGCGGTATTTATGAGTGCTTACTATCCAAAACAAGTAGCACTACTTTAAGAATAGATAACGATGTGTACTTTGATTTAGGTAAAACATCAGGTTCTGGAGCGAATGCCAACAAAGTTACTATAACTAAAATTATGGGGTGGAAATAATGAAAATCACAGTAAACGATAAAAACGAAGTTATCGGATTCGTTAATACTGGCGGTTTACGCAATAGTTTAGATGTAGATGATAACAATGTGCCTATTAAATTTAAAGAAGAGTTCGAACCTAGAAAGTTTGTTTTCACTAACGGCGAAATTAAATACAATAGCAATTTCGAAAAAGAAGACGTACCGAATGCATCAAAACAACAAAGTGAATCAGATTTGAGTGATGAAGAACTTCGCGGAATGGTTGCAAGTATGCAAATGCAGGTGACGCAAGTAAACATTTTGGCGATGGAATTAAAGCAACAAAACGCTATGTTAACACAACAGTTGACTGAACTAAAAGCTGGTAAAACAAATACAGAGGAGGACGTTTAAATGGAGAAAATTAAGATGATTTATCCAACTTTCAAGGACATTAAAACTTTTTATGTGTGGGGTTGCTATAAAAATGAGCAAATTAAGTGGTACGTAGACATGGGTGTAATCGACAAAGAAGAATATGCATTGATCACTGGTGAAAAATATCCAGAGGCAAAAGATGAAAAGTCACAGGTGTAATGCTTGAGGCTTTTTAATTTAACACAAAGTAGGTGGCGTAATGTTTGGATTTACCAAACGACACGAACAAGATTGGCGTTTAACGCGATTAGAAGAAAATGATAAGACTATGTTTGAAAAATTCGACAGAATAGAAGACAGTCTGAGAACGCAAGAAAAAATTTATGACAAGTTAGATAGAAATTTCGAAGAACTAAGGCGTGACAAAGAAGAAGATGAAAAAAATAAAGAGAAAAATGCTAAAAATATTAGAGACATCAAGATGTGGATTCTAGGATTAATAGGGACGATTCTAAGTACATTTGTTATAGCCTTGTTAAAAACTATTTTTGGCATTTAAAGGAGGTGATTACCATGCTTAAGGGAATTTTAGGATATAGCTTTTGGTCGTGTTTCTGGTTTAGTAAGTGTAAGTAATAGTTAAGAGTCAGTGCTTCGGCACTGGCTTTTTATTTTGATTGAAATGAGGTGCATACATGGGATTACCTAATCCAAAGACTAGAAAGCCTACAGCTAGTGAAGTGGTGGAGTGGGCAAAGTCGAATATTGGTAAGAGGATTAATATAGATAATTATCGGGGCAGTCAATGTTGGGATACACCTAACTTTATTTTTAAAAGATATTGGGGTTTTGTAACATGGGGCAATGCTAAGGATATGGCTAATTACAGATATCCTAAGGGTTTCCGATTCTATCGTTATTCATCTGGATTTGTACCGGAACCCGGAGACATAGCAGTTTGGCACCCTGGCAACGGAATAGATTCGGACGGACACACCGCAATAGTAGTAGGACCATCTAATAAAAGTTATTTTTATAGCGTTGACCAAAACTGGGTTAATTCTAATAGTTGGACAGGTTCTCCAGGAAGATTAGTAAGACACCCTTATGTAAGTGTTACAGGCTTTGTTAGGCCTCCATACTCAAAAGATACTAGCAAACCTAGTAGTACTGATACAAGTTCAGCATCAAAAGCCAATGACTCAACAATTACTGGTGAAGCGAAGAAACCGCAATTTAAAGAAGTTAAAACAGTAAAATACACTGCTTACAGCAATGTTTTAGATAAAGAAGAGCACTTCATTGATCATATAGTTGTAATGGGTGATGAACGCTCAGATATTCAAGGATTATATATAAAAGAATCAATGCATATGCGTTCTGTAGACGAACTGTATACGCAAAGAAATAAGTTTATAAGCGATTATGAAATACCGCATTTATATGTCGATAGAGAGGCTACATGGCTTGCTAGACCAACCAATTTTGATGACCCGCGTCACCCTAATTGGCTAGTTATTGAAGTATGTGGTGGTCAAACAGATAGTAAGCGTCAATTCTTAATGAACCAAATACAAGCTTTAATACGGGGTGTATGGTTGTTGTCAGGAATAGATAAAGAATTATCTGAAACGACGTTAAAGGTAGACCCTAATATTTGGCGTAGTATGAAAGATTTAATTAATTACGACTTGATTAAGCAAGGTATACCGGATAACGCAAAGTATGAGCAAGTCAAAAAGAAAATGCTTGAAATGTACATTAAACGAGATATATTGACGCGAGAAAATATTAAAGAAGTAACGACAAAAACATCAATAAGAATTAGTGATAAAACATCAGTTGACAGTGCGTCCACACGAGGCCCTACTCCATCAGACAAAAAACCAAGCATCGTTACTGAAAAAAGTCCGTTCACTTTCCAGCAAGCACTGGATAGACAAATGTCTAGGGGTAACCCGAAAAAATCTCATACATGGGGCTGGGCTAATGCAACACGAGCACAAACGAGCTCGGCAATGAATGTTAAGCGAATATGGGAAAGTAACACGCAATGCTACCAAATGCTTAATTTAGGAAAGTATCAAGGCATTTCAGTTAGTGCGCTTAACAAAATACTTAAAGGAAAAGGAACGCTCGACGGACAAGGCAAAGCATTCGCGGAAGCTTGTAAGAAAAACAACATTAACGAAATTTATTTGATCGCGCACGCTTTCTTAGAAAGTGGATACGGAACAAGTAACTTCGCTAGTGGTAGATACGGTGCATATAATTACTTCGGTATTGGTGCATTCGACAACGACCCTGATTATGCAATGAAATTTGCTAAGAATAAAGGTTGGACATCTCCAGCAAAAGCAATCATGGGCGGTGCTAGCTTCGTAAGAAAGGATTACATCAATAAAGGTCAAAACACATTGTACAGAATCAGATGGAATCCTAAGAATCCAGCTACGCACCAATACGCTACTGCTATAGAGTGGTGCCAACATCAAGCTAGTACAATAGCTAAGCTATATAAACAAATCGGCTTAAAAGGTATCTATTTTATAAGAGATAAATATAAATAAAGAGGTGTATAAATGTACAAAATAAAAGATGTTGAAACGAGAATAAAAAATGATGGTGTTGACTTAGGTGACATTGGCTGTCGATTTTACACTGAAGATGAAAATACAGCATCTATAAGAATAGGTATCAATGACAAACAAGGTCGTATCGATCTAAAAGCACATGGCTTAACACCTAGATTACATTTGTTTATGGAAGATGGCTCTATATTCAAAAATGAACCTCTTATTATCGACGATGTTGTAAAAGGGTTCCTTACCTACAATATACCTAAAAAGGTTATCAAACACGCTGGTTATGTTCGTTGTAAGCTGTTTTTAGAGAAAGAAGAAGAAAAAATACATGTCGCGAACTTTTCTTTCAATATCGTTGATAGTGGTATTGAATCTGCTGTAGCAAAAGAAATCGATGTTAAATTGGTAGATGATGCTATTACGAGAATCTTAAAAGATAACGCGACAGATTTATTGAGCAAAGACTTTAAAGAGAAAATAGATAAAGATGTCATTTCTTACATCGAAAAGAATGAAAGTAGATTTAAAGGTGCGAAAGGTGATAAAGGCGAACCGGGACAACCTGGTGCAAAAGGTGAAGCAGGTAAAAAAGGAGAACAAGGCGCACCCGGTAAAAACGGTACTGTAGTATCAATCAATCCTGACACTAAAATGTGGCAAATTGACGGTAAAGATACAGATATCAAAGCAGAACCTGAGTTATTGGACAAAATCAATATCGCAAATGTTGAAGGGTTAGAAGATAAATTGCAAGAAGTTGAAAAAATCAAAGATACAACTCTTAACGACTCTAAAACGTATACGGATACAAAAATTGCTGAACTAGTTGATAGCGCGCCTGAATCTATGAACACATTAAGAGAATTAGCAGAAGCAATACAAAACAACTCTATTTCAGAAAGTGTATTGCAACAGATTGGCTCAAAAGTTAGTACAGAAGATTTTGAGGAATTCAAACAAACACTAAATGATTTATATGCTCCAAAAAATCATAATCATGACGAGCGGTATGTTTTGTCATCTCAAGCTTTTACTAAACAACAAGCGGATAGTTTATATCAACTAAAAAGCGCATCTCAACCGACGGTTAAAATTTGGACAGGAACAGAAAATGAATATAACTATATATATCAAAAAGATCCTAATACACTTTACTTAATTAAGGGGTGATTTTTATGGAAGGTAATTTTAAAAATGTAAAGAAGTTTATTTACGAAGGTGAAGAATATACAAAAGTATATGCTGGAAATATCCAAGTATGGAAAAAGCCTTCATCTTTTGTAATAAAACCCTTACCTAAAAATAAATATCCGGATAGCATAGAAGATTCAACAGCAAAATGGACAATAAATGGAGTTGAACCTAATAAAAGTTATCAGGTGACAATAGAAAGTGTACGTAGCGGTATAATGAGGATTTCGCAAACTAATTTAGGGTCAAGTGAATTAGGAATATCAGGAGTCAATAGCGGAGTTGCAAGTAAAAATATCAACTTTAGTAATCCTTCAGGGACGTTGTATGTCACTATAAGTGATGTTTATTCAGGATCTCCGACATTGACCATTGAATAATTTTAAACGACTAATTTTTAGTCGTTTTTTTATTTTGGATAAAAGGAGCAAACAAATGGATATTAACTGGAAATTGAGATTCAAAAACAAAGCAGTACTAACTGGTTTAGTTGGAGCATTGTTGCTATTTATCAAGCAAGTCACGGATTTATTCGGATTAGATTTATCTACTCAATTAAATCAAGCTAGCGCAATTATAGGCGCTATCCTCACGTTACTTACAGGTATTGGCGTTATTACTGACCCAACGTCAAAAGGCGTCTCAGATTCATCTATAGCACAGACATATCAAGCGCCTAGAGATAGCAATAAAGAAGAACAACAAGTTACGTGGAAATCATCACAAGACAGCAGTTTAACGCCGGAATTAAGCACGAAAGCACCAAAAGAATATGATACATCACAACCTTTCACAGACGCCTCTAACGATGTTGGCTTTGATGTGAATGAGTATCATCATGGAGGTGGCGACAATGCAAGCAAAATTAACTAAAAAAGAGTTTATAGAGTGGTTGAAAACTTCTGAGGGAAAACAATTCAATGTGGACTTATGGTATGGATTTCAATGCTTTGATTATGCCAATGCTGGTTGGAAAGTTTTGTTTGGATTACTTCTAAAAGGTTTAGGTGCAAAAGATATACCATTTGCAAACAATTTTGATGGACTAGCTACTGTATACCAAAATACACCGGACTTCTTAGCACAACCTGGCGACATGGTGGTATTCGGTAGCAACTACGGTGCTGGATATGGTCACGTTGCATGGGTAATTGAAGCAACTTTAGATTACATCATTGTATATGAGCAGAATTGGCTAGGCGGTGGCTGGACTGACGGAATCGAACAACCCGGCTGGGGTTGGGAAAAAGTTACAAGACGACAACATGCTTATGATTTCCCTATGTGGTTTATCCGTCCGAATTTTAAAAGTGAGACAGCGCCACGATCAGTTCAATCTCCTACACAAGCACCTAAAAAAGAAACAGCTAAGCCACAACCTAAAGCAGTAGAACTTAAAATCATCAAAGATGTGGTTAAAGGTTATGACCTACCTAAGCGTGGTAGTAACCCTAAAGGTATAGTTATACACAACGACGCAGGAAGCAAAGGGGCGACTGCTGAAGCATATCGTAACGGATTAGTAAATGCACCTTTATCAAGATTAGAAGCGGGCATTGCGCATAGTTACGTATCAGGCAACACAGTTTGGCAAGCCTTAGATGAATCACAAGTAGGTTGGCATACCGCTAATCAAATAGGTAATAAATATTATTACGGTATTGAAGTATGTCAATCAATGGGCGCAGATAACGCGACATTCTTAAAAAATGAACAGGCAACTTTCCAAGAATGCGCTAGATTGTTGAAAAAATGGGGATTACCAGCAAACAGAAATACAATCAGATTGCACAATGAATTTACTTCAACATCATGCCCTCATAGAAGTTCGGTTTTACACACTGGTTTTGACCCAGTAACTCGCGGTCTATTGCCAGAAGACAAGCGGTTGCAACTTAAAGACTACTTTATCAAGCAGATTAGGGCGTACATGGATGGTAAAATACCGGTTGCCACTGTCTCTAATGAGTCAAGCGCTTCAAGTAATACAGTTAAACCAGTTGCAAGTGCATGGAAACGTAATAAATATGGTACTTACTACATGGAAGAAAGTGCTAGATTCACAAACGGCAATCAACCAATCACAGTAAGAAAAGTGGGGCCATTCTTATCTTGTCCAGTGGGTTATCAGTTCCAACCTGGTGGATATTGTGATTATACAGAAGTGATGTTACAAGATGGTCATGTTTGGGTAGGATATACATGGGAGGGGCAACGTTATTACTTGCCTATTAGAACATGGAATGGTTCTGCCCCACCTAATCAGATATTAGGTGACTTATGGGGAGAAATCAGTTAGAATGACATAGTCATGTCTATTTAAGCAGGTGCGTTACATACCTGCTTTCTATTTACATTTAAAGATAAAATGTGCTATTATTTTACTAGAACTTTTTAACATTTCTCTCAAGATTTAAATGTAGATAACAGGCAGGTACTACGGTACTTGCCTATTTTTTATGTTATAATGTAATTACATTACCAGTAACCAATCTGGCTTAAAACCACATTTCCGGTAGCCAATCCGGCTATGCAGAGGACTTACTTGCGTAAAGTAGTAAGAAGCTGACTGCATATTTAAACCACCCATACTAGTTGCTGGGTGGTTTTTTTCTAGTAATTTTCAGTTTTGGAGCTGACATCAATGTCAACAACAAATATGTTATAATAAATTTAAATAAGCTATATACAAGGAGGTGGAGATATGGATTACTTAGGTTTAATAAGTAATATGCTAGGGATTGGCGGTGCAGTATATGGTATAGGCTCCTTTCTTTACTATAGAAAAATAAAATTTTATATGTTTATTTCCAAGATTTTTAAATTTAATAAAACAACTGAAATCACATTAAATTACCGGTGTATTAGTGAAAGTAATATAACCCTAAAAAATATAAAAGAAATTTTAAAAAAAGAAAGTTACACTGTTATGAATGCTAACACTAATAACATTATCATTAATATGAATGATTTTATAATTCAATTCAAAAAAGATGATTTTCCTACAGATGAATATGGAGAAAATGCATTTATAAGTATGACTTTAACTAGAACTTATTATAAGCAAGCAAAAAAAGCGATAGATAAATTTATGAATATATGCGAAGACTTCAACACCGTCAACTTAGAAGATAAGGGGACTTATACTTTGAAGGTATTTTACAATAATATTAAAAATCCATATTTGTCCACCTCGACCCATAGAATTAAAGAGGAAAATATAAAAAATATGATTCTTTATGTTGACGCATCGTTTTTAGTAGATGGCTTAAACGAAGAAGTGGTTATAAATAAAAAAAGTTTATCTTATTCAAGCAAAAGTTCAAAAAACATATATAAAATTGCAAATGATTTTATGATTATATAG